CTAAGTGGTGCTGTTGATGACTTCACTGCAACTGATGGTCAAGCTATGTTAGCGTGGGGTATGTATAATGACGATGGTCGTTATGACATTTCTCTATTACCATTGGGTAAAGCATCTTCTGTAGTTGCTAACTATGTTATCAGTAACGTGGCTGAGAGTCGTAAAGATTGCGTTGTGTTTGTATCTCCTGAAGATTTAGATACTGGCGAAATTCTAATTAATAGTCAAGGTGACAACAGTGCTATTAATAAGATTATTGAATTCCGCGATTCACTACCAAGCACTTCATACGCTGTGATGGACTCTGGTTACAAATATCAATACGACCGCTATAACGATAAGTATCGTTGGGTTCCATTAAACGGAGACGTAGCTGGTCTATGTGCTCGTACTGACTACACTAACGACCCATGGTTCTCTCCAGGTGGTTTAAATCGTGGTCAAATCAAGAACGTAGTTAAATTATCTGCTCACCTACACAAAACTGATCGTGATAATCTTTACAAAGCTGGTGTTAATCCAGTTGTTTCTTTCCCAGGTGAAGGAACAGTTCTTTATGGTGATAAGACTCTATTGGCTAAGCCATCTGCTTTCGATCGAATCAACGTGCGTCGTTTGTTTATCGTTCTTGAGAAGTCTATCGCTACTGCTGCTAAGTATCAGTTGTTCGAATTCAACGACAGCTTTACTCGTGCTCAGTTCAAGAACTTAGTAGAGCCGTTCCTACGTGATGTTCAAGGTCGTCGTGGTATCACTGACTTCGTTGTTAAGTGTGATGATTCTAACAACACTGGTGAAGTTATCGACCGTAACGAATTCGTTGCTGATATCTTCATTAAGCCAGCTCGTTCTATTAACTTTATCTCTCTTAACTTTGTTGCTGCTCGCTCTGGAATTAACTTCTCAGAGATCGGTGCGTAAAGACTAAATAAAAGAGAACAAGGAGAATTAAATGGCAAATATCGCTGATTTTAAAGCACAAATGATTGGGGGCGGAGCTCGCCCTAATCAGTTCCGTGTTGAATTGGTGTTCCCATCTTACGTACCACTTGGCGTCGTTGCTGGTCAACGTGCTCAGTTCCTATGTAAGGCTGCTCAGTTACCAGCGTCTACTATTGAAACAGTTCCTGTTTTATATCGTGGTCGTCCAGTAAACTTTGCTGGCGAACGTACTTTCGCACCATGGACTGTAACAATCTATAACGATACTACGTTCAACATTCGCAATGCGATGGAACAGTGGCAAGGTGGCATTCAGAATTATTCTGGTACTGACGGACGTGTTAACCCACGTGACTATCAGGTTGACTTGCAAGTTCATCAACTTGATCGTGCTGGCGCAATCATCAAGAGCTACAAGTTCGTTGATGCTTTCCCAACGCTAATTGGTCCAATCGCTTTAGATTTCGATCAACAGAATCAAATTGAACAATTTGATGTAGAGTTCAATTACAACTACTTCACTTCTCAGTCAACTGAGGGTGGTGGAATTAATCTTAACGTTAGCGTTGATACTCCACTTGGTAGTTTCCCTCTACCAATTTAATTTTAGGTTGAAAATTTAATTATGCAATTATTTGGTTTCGAGATAAAACGTAAAGAAGAACCTAAGGATGTTGGGGCTGTAGTAACCCCAACATCTGATGATGGTTCAACAGTCGTATCCACTTCCAGCACTGCCTATTATGGCATGGTTATGGATTTGGATACAATTGTCAAAAACGAAAACGAGTTAATCAAGCGTTATCGTGAAACAGCAATGTATATGGATTGCGACGCTGCAATCGAAGACATCGTAAATGAGTCTATTATTGCTGAGTCAGATGATCAAGCTGTTAAGATTGATTTAGATAAAGTCAAATTATCAGACTCTATTAAATCAAAAATTCGTTCTGAGTTTGATGAAGTTTTAAGACTGTTTAATTTTGACGACAGAGGTCATGACATATTCCGTCAATGGTATATCGATGGTCGCTCATATTATAACATTCTTTTAGATCCAAAGAATCCTAAACTAGGTATTCAAGAATTACGATACGTTGATCCACGCAAAATTCGCAAGATTAAAAACGTTGAGAAAAAACGTAATGAACGTGGTATTGATGTTGTAATTAAAAACGAAGAATATTTTTTATATAATGATAAGGGTATTACTGAAGCCCAAACACAAGGTGTTAAACTGTCAGTAGATTCTATCATCTATTGCCCATCTGGGTTAGTAGATCAAAATACTGGTATGATGATGAGCCATTTACATAAGGCTATCAAACCAGTTAATCAATTAAAGATGATCGAAGATGCGGTTGTTATTTACCGTATCAGTCGTGCTCCTGAACGTAGAGTGTTTTACGTTGATGTTGGTAACTTACCTAAGCTAAAAGCTGAACAGTATGTTAACGACATTATGAACAAATTCCGTAATAAGATTGTTTATGATGCGACAACTGGTGAGACTCGTGACGATCGTAGACATTTATCTATGATGGAAGACTTCTGGATGCCACGTCGCGAAGGTGGTAAGGGCACTGAAATTACTACACTTCCAGGTGGACAGAACTTAGGAGATATTGCTGATATTCAATATTTCCAACAGAAACTTTATCAATCATTAAATGTTCCTTTATCAAGATTACAACCATCAACTGGGTTTGCTCTTGGTAGAACTACAGAAATTACTCGTGATGAAATTAAATTTAATAAGTTCATTCAACGACTACGTAAAAAATTCTCTGGATTATTCAATGGTGCTTTGCGTGTTCAATTAATAGCAAAGAACATTATTAAACCAGAAGAGTGGGATGCTCTTGAACAATTGATTCAATACGACTTCCAGCAAGATAATAATTTTGCTGAGTTAAAGGAAAATGAATTAATGTTACAAAGATTAACTGCTCTACAGCAAGTTGAACCATATATTGGTCGTTTTTATTCTTCACATTGGATTCGTAAAAATATCCTACGTCAGACTGACGAAGAGATTGAACTTATGAATAAAGAAATGATGGAAGATAAAATGACTCAGTTTGATCAAGCTGAACAGCAAGGTCAAATTGCTGCTGTAACTCAAGTTGCTCAGCAGCAACATTTACAAGATAATGGTTTCGGTGGTAACGAAACTGCACCAAGTGACGCTAAACAAGGAGGATGAAATGAGTGAACATACAATGAACTTAATTAATGCAATCGCAACAGGTAATGCGGTTGAAACAGAAACTGCATTTAACGCTGCAATTTCAGATAAAATTTCTACTAGATTAGATGCAATGAGAACTACTATTGCTCAAAATATGTTTAAAGAAAAACAAGTAGAAGAACCAACAATCGAAGTCGAAGAACCTGCTGAAATCTCACAATCAGAAGAATAATGATTAAAGAAAGTATTCGTTCATATGGAAACCTCATTCAGTTAGATACTGATGGGGTTGTCTACATTAACAGAGAATCAACAAACTTCAGTTCTTTAGAGGAAGCAAGAACATATATTAAAAATAAAAAATATTCAGACACTTTAGAAATTCAGATAACTAAAGACATATACGAAGAAATTACCGATAATCGTATTGCTAATATAATTAGAGAACATCACGATATTAAAGTAACAGATACACTAATCGAATCATATATCGAACTTGCTTCCTCGCAAATTTTTACAATCGATCCAGTTGTTCAAAAGATTCGCTCTTTGAATAAGCTCGATGAGTTAATTGAAGGTAAAATTCATTATCAATTATCGGATGGTTCTGTTATTGCAATAAATGAACAAACACAACAAGAACTAAATACATTATTAGCTAATCAAAAAGAAATAGTTGAGTATATGAGAGAAAATAAAAATAATTTTTTTCATGTGCTTAAGAAAATTAAGGAATAAAGATGGCATTAACTAAAAGCATTTTAAAGATGACAGAAACAGAAACTGTTGTTAAAGTTTCAGGAAATGGTGGAACATCTACTATCGATCTACAAACTGATTTGGTTGATGTGAATCAGACTACTTCTGGAGCAACACAAACAGTAACTATTACTGGTGTTCGTTGGAGTGGAGAAACATCTAATACAGTTTTAATCGATAGAAATTCAGTAAGAATTTTAACTCTGCCAACAGAGCAAGCAGATTATATTGCGTTTGATGGACAAGAATTACCACCAGAAAACACACAAGCTACTCAAGATATTACTGTCGCACAAACTGGATCTGGGTATATTGAGGTATATTTAAAGTTGCGTAAAGTTTCTGGTTACGCACCTAAAGTCGAAACTGCTGAATTCAGCGTATACGACGACACTGCCACAGTAGGAAGCTAAGACAATGAAACTAATTAAAGAAGTTTTCGATACAACTAACGTTATTGTTGAAAGTAAATTAGGTAAAGGTAAAGAATACTTTATCGAAGGAATCTTTCTACAATCAGAACTTAAAAACCGCAATGGTCGTATGTATCCAGAAGCAGTTATGGATAACGAAGTTAAAAGATATTGCGAAAACTATGTAGCCAAAAATCGTGCTTATGGCGAATTAGGTCATCCTGATACTCCTTCTATAAATTTAGATAGAGTATCACACCTAATCGTTGATCTACGTAAAGAAGGTACGAATTATATTGGTAAGGCAAAAATTCTTGAAACACCAATGGGTATGATTGCACGTGGTCTATTAGATGGCGGAGCAAACCTTGGTGTGTCAAGTAGAGCACTTGGTTCTCTTCAAATGAACAAAGAGGGTGTTCAAGTGGTTCAGGACGATTTTATGCTGTCAACTGCAGCAGATATCGTTGCTGATCCATCAGCTCCAGATGCTTTCGTAAGAGGTATTATGGAAAGCAAGGAGTGGGTATTTGTTGATGGAAAGTTTGTGGAGAAACATATTGATGAAGCTAGATCTATGATCAAGAAAGCATCATCTAAGAATTTACAAGAAGCACAAATTCGTGCTTTCCAAACATTTCTGAGCAAAATCAGATAAATAATAAATAATTACATAGAACTATTCCAGTTAGGAGAAAACGATGTCAATCGAACAAAAAATCGCTGATCTGCTTGCCGAATCAAAAGCTGCTCAATTATCTGAGCAAGTTGCTGAAGAAGTAGCAGAAGAAGTTGTCGCTGAAGAAGTTGCTACTGAAGAAGTAGTAGCAGAAGAAGTTGTCGCTGAAGAAGTTGCTGAAGAAGTTGCTGCTGAACTTACTGTTGATGTAAGCGAAGATGTTGCTGCTTTAGTTAACGGCGAAGAACTTTCAGAAGAATTTAAAACTAAAGCTGCTACAATTTTTGAAGCTGCTGTAGTTAGCCGTGTTAAGCAAGAAGTTGCTCGCATGGAAGAAGAATTCGAAGCCAAGCTAGAAGAAGCTAAGGCGCAGAATATTGAGGGTCTTGTTGAACAAGTTGATGGATATCTTGGCTATATTGCCGAGCAGTGGATTGCACAGAATGAATTAGCCCTTGAGCATGGTATGAAGTCCGAAATCCTTGAAGGATTTGTTGCTGGACTAAAAGGTCTTTTTGAAGAACACTATATCGAAGTTCCAGAAGAGAAGTTTGATGTATTAGGTTCATTAGAAAACCAAATCGAAGAACTTGAAACTAAGTTCAACGAACAAGTTGCTACTAACGTTGAGTTGACTAAAACACTTGACGAAATGAAGCGTGCTGAAATCGTTGCAACTGCATGTGAAGGTTTATCTGACACAGAAGTTGAAAGATTCAAAGGTCTAGCTGAAGAATTAGTTTACGAATCTGCAGATATTTTCTCAGGAAAAGTTCAAACAATTCGTGAAAGCTACTTCACTACTAAAGCACAAGCAGATGTTACATCTGTCGTTACTGATGCTCCAGTAGAAACTCTAGTTGAAGAGAAGAAAATCGACCCAACTATGGCCAAGTATCTACAAGCACTTAACTCTCGCAAATAATTTTTAACAAAAGGAAATAAAATGACTACTCGTCAAGACTTACTAAAAAAGTGGGCACCGATTCTAGAATCGAACAACGCTCCAGAAATCAAAGATAACTATCGTAAAGAAGTTACTGCTGTTCTTTTGGAAAACCAAGAACGCGAAATGGCTAAGCAACAAGAAGCTCTATTCGAAGTTGCTGTTAACAATGGTGGTACTGGTGTTGCTTTAGGTGGCGCAGGTACTAACGCTAATATGGCTGGTTACGATCCTGTGCTTATCGCATTGGTACGTCGTGCTGCTCCTCAATTAATCGCTTATGACATCGCTGGTGTTCAGCCAATGTCTCAGCCAACTGGTTTGATCTTCGCAATGAAGAGCAAATATTCAGCTCAAAACGGATCTGAAGCATTGTTCAACGAAGCTGATACAGACTTCGGTGGCGCAGCTTCTCCTGCTCACGCTGGTTCAAACCCAGTTGATGGTACTTACACTACTGGTACTGGTATGACTACTGCTACTGCAGAAAACCTTGGTGCTAGCGATGGTGAAACTTTCAATCAAATGGCTTTCTCTATCGAGAAAACTACTGTAACTGCACAAACTCGTGCTTTGAAAGCAGAATACACTATCGAATTAGCTCAAGATCTTAAAGCAGTTCATGGTCTTGACGCTGAAGGCGAATTGAGCAACATCCTTTCAACAGAAATCACTGCTGAAATTAACCGTGAAGTTGTTCGTACTGTTTATAAAGCAGCTAAAGCTGGTGCTGAAATTGGTACTGCTGTTGCTGGTACTTTCGACTTAGACGTTGACGCTAATGGTCGTTGGTCTGTTGAGAAGTTCAAAGGTCTATTGTTCCAAATCGAACGTGAAGCAAACGCTATCGCTCAGACTACTCGTCGTGGTCGTGGTAACTTCATCATCTGTTCTTCAGATGTTGCTTCTGCTCTAGCTATGGCTGGTGTTCTTGACTATGCTCCAGCATTGTCAACTGGTTTGAACGTAGATGAAGCTTCTACTACTTTCGCTGGTGTATTGAATGGTAAGTATAAAGTTTATGTTGATCCATATTCTGCTAACCAATCAGCTAGCCAGTTCTTCGTAGTTGGTTACAAAGGTACTTCTGCTTTTGACGCAGGTCTTTTCTACTGCCCATACGTACCTCTACAAAAGGTACAAGCAATCGATCCAGCTACATTCCAGCCTAAGATCGGTTTCAAGACTCGCTACGGTATGGTTGCTAACCCATTCACTAGCTTGTCTTCAGGTACTAACATCTACTACCGTAAGGTTAAAGTAACTAACTTGATGTAATCAAGTAAGAAACCTACGTAAGATAGGTAATTTAGAGGGGATCTTCGGATCCCCTTTTTTATTCGACTAAATAAATGTATGAACAATATTATCTCTTGCCCAGTACCAGAAAACATCTCCCCATTATCACCAAATGGGTTTATGTTCTCCATTCAAAAATTGCCAGAAGTTAATTTCTTCTGCCAACAAGCCAATGTTCCAGGAATAACTATTGGAACACCAGAATTTGGAAACCCATTTAATACATCTCCAATTCCAGGCGACACTCTTACATACGACACTTTAAATGTTCAATTTTTGGTTGATGAAAATATGGCGAATTTCAAATCAATTCATAACTGGATTGTTGCTTTAGGATTCCCAGAAAATTATTCACAATATATCAATTTTCTAAATCAGCAGGAACTAACTACAACATCAGAACTTGCAAAGAACTACTCTGATGCTACACTTACAATACTTGGTGCAACTAATAAACCAGTTCAGTCTATATTGTTTCATGATTTATTTCCAATGAGTATTGACTCATTAGTTTTCCAATCTACAAACCAAGACGTGCAGTACCTGATTGGGAATGCAACATTTAGATACGCATATTACAAGTTTATTTGACATTATTGTAATTTCGTAGTATAATGAAACTACGAAAAATGAGGATATTATGACTTTAGATGAAATGCAACAAGAGTGGGATAAAGACTGCTCCATTGACGATAACTACCTTGGTGAAAATTCCACAGCTACTCCAAAACTGCACGCAAAATACGTGCGACTCCTAGTGAGCACAAAACTTAAACACACTAAGTTAAGCTCTGACTACAACATTCTCCGTAAAAACAAATTCCGTTACTATCGTGGGGAATTGTCACGTGATGAATTAATGGAGTTAGGGTGGGAACAATGGCAAGGTGTTAAGCCACTTAAGAATGAAATGGACGAATTTCTTTCTGGCGATAACGACCTAAATACTTCAAAGGTAAGAATTGATTACCTAGAAACTATGATATATTTCCTCGAGTCTGTTCTACAGCAAATCAAAGCCAGAGACTGGCAAATTAAAACAGCTGTAGAATGGAAGAGATTTTTAGCAGGTATGTAGTGATTATAAAAATTGAAAAATTAGATGAAGTGTATGTCCGTGTGTTCTCAGATCCAGGTATCGAACAAGAACTCTCGGACTTTTTCACATATGAATATCCAGGTGCTAGGTTCACACCACAATTCAGAGCAAGACTCTGGGATGGTAAAGTGCGCTTATATGATCAAGTAAGAAAAACTCTTTATCTTGGGTTAGTTTCTTATGTCGAAGAGTTCGCTATACGTAATGGATATCAAATCGAATATGTGAATCAAGTTAGGTTTAAAAACAATATTACACATAATGATATTGAAACCTTCGCGAAATCTCTAAACCCACATGGTCGTGGGAAGCCAATCGAAATTCGTGATTATCAAATAGAAGCAGTTAAGACTGCTCTTGATGAAGAACGAACACTCCTGTTATCTCCAACAGCATCAGGTAAATCCTTTATTATTTACACCACAATGTTATATCACATAGCGAACAATCGCAAGTGTATTATTATTGTGCCGACAACATCTCTAGTTGAACAATTATTCGCTGATTTTGAAGACTACTCAAGTGCTAATGGTTGGGAAGTTCCAAGGCATTGTCAAAAATTGTATAGTGGATTCTCAAAAGATTTTACAAAACAAGTTTTAATTACAACTTGGCAGTCAGTGTACTTACAACCTAAAGCGTGGTTTAGGCAGTTTGATGTAATCTTTGGCGATGAGGCTCATCAATTTAAAGCCAAGTCACTATCAACTGTCATGGAAAAGATGGATAGTGTTCGTTATAGAATCGGAACGACAGGTACTCTTGACAATAAAAAGGTGCATCGCTTAGTTCTTGAAGGAATGTTCGGTCCAGTACACAAAGTCACTACTACTAAAGAACTAATGGACTCTGGTAGATTGACGGAACTAAATATAAAGTGTCTAGTTCTTAAATATAACGATGAGATTCGTAAAGCTAAAAAGAACATGACGTATCAAGAAGAAATGGATTTCTTGGTTTCAAATGAAAAGCGAAATAAATTCATCCGTAACCTAGCTGTTTCTTCTCAAGGAAATACTTTGGTTCTGTTCCAGTATGTTGAAAAACATGGAAAAGTTTTACTTGACCTAATTAAGGATAAGGTTCATGAAGACAGGAAAGTTTTCTTTGTCTACGGGGGTACTGAGACTGCTGATCGGGAAGCAATCAGACATATCACAGAGGGAGAAGAGGATGCTATTATCATTGCATCGTATGGGACTTTTTCGACTGGGATTAATATACCTTCAATCGAGAACGTTATTTTTGCGAGTCCTTCGAAAAGTAAAATCCGTAATCTACAATCAATAGGTAGAGGTCTTCGTTTGAAAGACGGAAAAACTAAATGTAACTTGTTTGATATTGCAGACGACCTACATTGGAAGTCTTGGAAAAATCATACCTTGAATCATGCAGCAGAACGTTACAAAACTTATGCTGAAGAACAATTTAATATTAAACTTGTGGAGATTGATCTTTGTTGAACGGAGATGAACATTTTGTTATCGTGAAACTCGTTACTGGTGAACAAGTGATGGCTATACTAGAGTATGAGTCAGACAATGCAGTTGAATTGGTATATCCAATGTTGATACGCTTATTCCCAACTTTTGTTGACGGAAAGGCACATGAGCATGTTACTGCAACACCATATTCCCAATTTGCTGAAAACGCACACATATCTATTGAGAAAAGAAACATCATCTTTCTCAAAAACTTGCATCATATGTTGATTCCACACTTCGAGCGATTAGTTGCTGAAAACGAAAAGACAGTATTGGTGAACAAAAACCTAGATGGGGAAGTTAAGCGAGCAGAAGATTTAACTTGGGAAGAAGAGGAGTATCTCAATCAAGTTAGAGAAGAAGCTCAATCAATGTCGACAGAAGAACTTCAAAAGAGAATTTCTATGCTTGAATCAATCTTTGGTAAATCAGAGCAAGAGGAAGTTATAGAAGAGAAGAACTTTGTTGAAGGTAATGATACATTACATTAATTACTTAACATCAAACCTAACACCGTAAGTTTACCTCGTTGTCAAATAAATGTAAAATTTATTTTTCTTGTAATTAATACAATAATTTAAACTTGACAAATTTATTAAATTGGAGTAAACTTACTCTAATGAAATAACAAAAAGGTTTTTACTGTGGCTCAATATGTGAACAACGCTGACTTCTTGGCAGCTATCAAAGAATACAAAAAAGAATTAAATCACGCTAAAGATAATGGATTACCCAAACCCCAAATTCCAAATTATCTTGGAGAGTGCATTTTAAAGATAGCAACACATCTATCTTACAAACCAAACTTCATTAATTACACATATAAAGATGATATGATTCTTGATGGTATCGAGAACTGTATTAACTACTTTGATAACTTTGATCCAGATAAATCCAGCAACCCTTTTGCATATTTCACACAAATCATTTACTACGCATTTCTGCGTAGAATTCAAAAAGAAAAGAAACATTCGTATATTAAAAATAAGTTAATTCAAGACATGCCATTTGATTCTTTTGATATACAACAACATGATGAAGATGGACACTATCATAATGCTTATCTAGATTTTATGCAAAATAATAGTAACTTTGATGCTTCTAGTTTCATAGTTAAGAAAAAAGAAAAAGTTAAAAAGAATAATCCGACTCTTGATGATTTTATAGGTGAAGAGAGTGACGACAGCGATAAATGATTTTATAAGAGCAATATCTGCTAGTAAATATCCAGCAATAAGAAGTTTTCAACAACGTCTTGCGAGACCCTCTCGTGCTAGGAAGTCTACTAGATCTTTAAAACGATGGACATGGGATCACCCTGCAGAAAACCCATGTCATAAAATGATGGAAGAAAGTGAAATGAGTGATAAGATTTTTTTAGGTGTATCTGATTTTGATGATTTAATTACATCAAAGATTTTACAGAATAGAGTTACCGCTGGTAAACAAACCTTGCATAGAGAGACCACTGTTTTAGCTAATCGCCAAACATGGTCTGTTTATGCAGAACAGCAATTTAAAGATAACTTGTTCGTACAAGGTTCTTCATCTTCTGGATTTATTATCAATGAAGACACAGATAATTATATAACATATACAGTAAATTCAAACTCAACGACAATTCGTGCTTTCGGTGATGCTGATTTTGTTGATGGCGTCATGGGTTTGGTTCAAGATAAATTTGATGTTGTAACTTCATATGTTGAGTGGATTTATTCTGGCGATGGTAACTCAGTGAATGTTCCATTGAATAGAGATAGACTTCCAGTTGAAGAGATGTACCCATTCCTCAATGGAGAATCGTTGGCATCATATTATGATCGCTATATGGAATCACCAGCTAACATTCTTTTGTTAATTGGTCCTCCAGGAACAGGTAAAACTACGTTCATTCGTGGTTTGTTGGCTCATCGAGACGCATCGGCAATGGTGACATATGACGCTGGCATTTTAGAGAAAGATGGATTCTTTGCTCGCTTTATTGAAGATGATACGAGTGTTATGGTTCTTGAAGATTCTGATGCGTTTTTAAAATCACGTAGCGATGGTAATACAATGATGCATCGTTTCTTAAATGTTGGCGATGGTCTTGTTACAACCAAAGGTAAGAAAATGATTTTTTCAACAAACTTACCATCTATCCGTGATATTGATTCAGCGTTGGTTCGCCCAGGACGTTGCTTCGACATCGTTACGTTTGACACATTGACTCTCCCACAAGCAAAAACTTTGGCAGATAAACTTGGTGTCGAACTTCCAGTTAAACCACGTGGTAAAGAAACTGAAAAGTATTCAATTGCTGAGGTGTTCCATGTTCAGCAAAATCAACCATCGGCGACTACTAATAGAAAGGTAGGTTTCATTTGATTAACGTGCAGTTTACTTTTAAAGATGGTGTTGTCAGTGTTGGGAAATTTAAAGATTACGACGAATTTACTGAACACATTAAACAATATTTTGAGTGGATGTCTGAAGTTGTAACTATGGAGGTAGGTATTGAAAGTAGCGATAATAACTGATCAACACTTTGGTGCTCGTAACGATAGTATTGCGTTTCTAGATTTTTATCAATCTTTTTACGATAACATATTTTTTACAACATTAGAACAACATAAAATTTCTGATGTATTAATTCTTGGTGATACGTTTGATAGAAGAAAATATGTAAACTTCTACTCGCTTCAACGAGCAAAAGATATGTTCTTCAACAAACTTGAAGAACGTGGCATTCAGGTGCATATGTTAGCTGGGAATCACGACACATATTATAAAAACACAAACGAAGTTAATTCACCAGATTTGCTGTTACAAGAATACGGTAACATTGATGTTATCGATTACCCAAAAACAATTAAGATTGCTGATACTGAAATCTGCATGATGCCTTGGATTTGTCCAGAGAATTATGTTGAAAGTATTGAACATATTAAAACCACAACAGCAGAAATTTGTATGGGACATTTCGAGATCGCTGGGTTTGCGATGTATCGTGGAATGGAATCTCATGAGGGTTTGGGTAAAGATCTATTTGATAAATTTGATATGGTGTTTAGTGGACATTATCATCATCGTTCAGATGATGGTCACATTTATTATCTTGGTAATCCATACGAATTAACTTGGCAAGATTTTAATGACCCACGTGGGTTCCATTTGTTCGATTTAACTACAAGAAAACTTGAGTTCATCGAAAACACTTATACGATGTTCTCAAGGATCGAGTATGACGATAAGGATAAAGACCCTATTGATTTAGATTTATGTGATTTAGAAAAGAAGATTGTTAAACTAGTAGTTGTTAACAAAACTGATTTTTATAAATTTGACAAATTTATTCAAAAGTTGTATAATAAAGGGTGTCATGAAATTAAGATTGTCGAAAATATGTCCGAGTTCGAAGAGGGCGAAATTGGAGACGAGATTAATTTAGAAGATACAGTTAGTGTTCTTTCTCATTACATCGATTCAGTTGAGACTGATGTTGATAAAGAACAAGTTAAAACATTTATGAAGTCCCTTTATACAGAAGCGATTAACGTAGAGATAGTTTGATGCAGCAACTTTGTATAGAGTATTTTTATCCACTCACTGAGCAGATTCCTCTTGACTTAGACTTTACACCTTCAATAAAGTTTGTCGAAGAAAGACGTGTGCAGTATAATAATTCAGTTATCAGTGGTAGTTATCTGGTGTCAGGTGGTACTAGTGCAGTAACGTGGGCAACTGTCAACCCCTCAGACATTGAACCTTCATTCACTATTGATGTTGACCAGACACCTATTACAATTACTTCGAAAGTTAAACCAAATTTCTTTAGAAGATACATCTATAAGATTCTTGGTATGAAATGGAAAGCTAAATGATTATTTTTAAAAGTGTAGAGTGGAAGAATTTTCTATCCACTGGAAACTCAGCAAATAAAGTTATATTAGACAAATCAGCAACAACTTTAATCATCGGTAAAAATGGTGAAGGTAAGAGCACAGTTTTAGATGCTCTTTGCTTTTCATTATTCGGTAAACCTTTCCGCAATATTAATAAGAGTCAATTAATTAATAGTATCAATGGTAAAAATTGTTTAGTTACGGTTGAATTTTCTATTGGCTCTAAGAACTTTAAAATTGTTCGTGGCATCAAACCAAACGTATTTGAAATTTGGTGCGATAATGAAATGTTGAATCAAGATGCTGCTTCAAGAGATTATCAAAAGGTTCTTGAGCAACAGATTTTAAGATTAAACTATAAGACATTCACTCAAGTTGTCATTCTTGGTAGTGCTTCATTTGTTCCATTCATGCAACTACCGTCACATCAACGTAGAGAAGTTATTGAGGATATTCTTGATATCAAAATATTTTCAACTATGAATCAGTTACTTAAGGAAAAGGCGCAGGAGACCAAAGATGAGATATCTAAAATTGAGTCCGATATCGCGAACGCAAAATCAAAGGTGGAGTCGCAAACGCAACTTATCAAAACAATATCGGAAGCAAAAACGGATTCTATCAACAAGATTGAAGCCAAAATTGCAGAAAACCTTACGCACATTGGGACAAGTCAAGGAGAGATTGATACAATCATCTCGGAGATTGGTGTACTTAAAGGCAAAATTACTAATAAAGAAAAAATTACGCAGGATCTTGAAAAAGCCAAAACAATCAAAACTAAACTTTCTCAAAAAATCGAGACGTGCGAACATCATACAGAGTTCTTTAGCGATAATGACGTATGCCCAAGCTGTTCACAGGATATCCCAGAAGAACACAAGTCGAAAATTGTTCAAGACCTCAATAAAAAAGTGTTGGAGCACAACACTCAGATCACTGAACTTGAAACAATCTTGGAAAACCTCAATGCCAAGTTATCTGACATCAACGACATCGTATCACAAATCACTGATAAGAACATCGAGTTATCAACCAAAAATTCAACTGTCACGCTACTTAACAGTCAAATTAAACAACTCGAAACAGAAATTGAAGATAGTAAAGCAGATACGAGTAATTTAGATGAAGAGAAGCGTAAACTAAAAGAACTGGCAGAAACTGCCATGGAAAAGATTAAACATAAAACATCTTTACAAGAGAGACGTTCTTTGGAAGAAGTTGCTTCTATTCTTTTAAAGGACACTGGTATTAAGACTGCCATTATTCGTGAGTATTTACCAGCAATGAATAAGCTGATCAACAAATACTTAAACGCAATGGACACATACATTCATTTCGAACTTGATGAGTCTTTTAACGAAGTCATCAAGTCTAGACATAGAGATGAATTTACATACGCAAGTTTTTCTGAAGGAGAGAAAATGCGTATTGACTTAGCAATCCTGTTTACATGGAGACAGATTGCTAAAATGAAAAACTCTGTCAATACAAACCTTTTGTTACTTGACGAGATTTTTGATTCAAGTTTGGATACTGCAGGAACTGACTACTTTTTGAACCTAATGAACCAGTTTGGGGAAAAGGCTAACATTTTTGTTATCTCACATAAAGGTGATCAGCTGTTTGACAAGTTTAGATCGGTTATAAAGTTCGAAAAACGTAACGATTTCTCAGTTATAGCCACTCCATAATAGATAACCCTACGCTCTGTAGGGTTATTTTCCCATTTAAAATCAATGACTTATCAACCTAAAACATAATGGTTGACATAAATGTCCATTTCAGGCATAATTACTCTTATGATGAATCGATACCTAGTTGTTACTCCCACTGGAAAAATTATGATGTTTTACGTGAAAGCGTGCGCCAAAATTTTTGCTGGGGAAAACGAAATAAAAGAGTTAATTATTGATACGGAAAGTGGACAATATGTGGAACGACTTTAATGATTTTGAGCTAGCTCAATTGGCTGGTGAATATGGGTTCGAAGATTCTTTAATGTTCACCCAAAATATGACTTTGGCCAATCGAACAGAGATTGAAACCCTTTTGACTGCCTATGAATTTGATAATGCCTTTATGGTTGACAATAATTCAGAAGTAGAGTATAATTGAGTCTTGAGATAGGAAAATATATTATGACATCTAAAATTAACTCTGTAGATCTTTCAGCAAAACTTCTTGCAACCGAGAACATTAGTGTTCGTCGTGCTCGTGCAAAGACAGCTTCTTTTGATATCAACTCCCGTGTTCTTACCATCCCTATGTGGAAAGATATGTCTCCCACTGTAGAGGGTATGCTCATTGGCCACGAAGTTGGACATGCACTTTACACAACTGATGCGTTTATGGAACCAGCCAAAGAAAACTCACGTATCTTTGGTTATTTGAATGTTCTTGAAGATGTTCGAATTGAAAAACTTATGAAACGTAAGTATCCTGGTATCCGTAAAACGATGAACGAGGGATACAAAGAATTAAACGATCAAGACTTCTTCGGTGTTAAAAAACAAAATCCAGAAACTCTACTGCTAATCGATCGTATCAATCTGTACTTCAAAGCTGGCTTCAACTGTGGTGTGAAGTTTACACCTGAAGAAAAGCAATTCGTTCTGCGTGCAGAAAAAACTGAAACTGTTGATGATGTTATTTCTTTGGCTAAAGAAGTGTTTGAGCATTCAAAGCAAGAACTCGAACAGCGTATTCGCGAACAGATGGAACAAGAGCCAGAAGTATCAGACGAATTTGATGAGCAAGATCTAGATGATATGGACGAGATCGATGAAGATTTCGACATGCTTTCTATTGATGACTCTGGTATGACTGAAACTGACCAGTCAAAAGAAGAGAGTGGGTTTGCTGGTAATGAGCAGACTGGTGCTTCTATCGAAAAAGATAAACGCACAAAAGAAGAACAGTTGCAGGATCTTGTTGACGAGAACATTGAATCGAAGACTGATAAAGTTTTTTATTCTAAATTAGAAGAACTTGCTGATGAGAGTACCGATTATCTTTATTATAATCTAGATATGGATTATCCATACAATCCAGTTGTGTCATACAAAACTGTGTTGAAAGAAACTGCGTGCACTGATGAGTATGTTGTTGAAGATGACTGTAAAGAACGATTTGAAAAGTTTAAAACTGAATCTGCTCGTGTTGTTAACTATCTCACAAAAGAGTTTGAGATGAAGAAGTCTGCTCAACTCTACAAAAGATCGCAAACATCTAAGGTTGGTTCTTTGGATATGCGTAAAATTTGGGCATACAAACTCAATGACGATTTGTTTAAGCGTGTGACTACATTGCCACAGGGTAAAAATCATGGTATGATTTTCTTGCTTGATTGGTCTGGTTCTATGGATAGTGTTTTGCCAGACACAGTTAAACAGGTTATCACTTTGGCTATGTTCTGCCAGCGTAACCAAATCCCTTATCGTGTGTTTGCGTTTAGTTCTAACTACAGTCTTACGACAATTCCTAATAATGTTGATTTGAATGAACAAGAAGTTGCTGATGTATATAATCGTTGTATAAAGTTGCGTGACAAACGCAGAGATATGAAACAAAACGATCTTACTAATGCATGTAATGAATTTGCTTTGCTTGAGTTTCTTTCTAGTAAGATGACAACTGTAGAATTTAATACTATGATTCGTCGCCTGCATGAGACTTACAAGTTTAAGTGGAGTAAAAACAACGAATATCAGACTGGCGGAACTCCTCTAAATGAAGCATTGGCTTATATGGTTAAGTATATTCCAGAATTTGTTTCTGGGTCTGGTATCGAGAAGATGACACTCATCACATTGACTGATGGTGAAGGGCATGGTCTTCATAGTAGTGGTCGCTATTCTTTGGACGAGTATCGCATTGATACTAGCGATGGTCAATATAAGAAAGTTAAACAAAAACATTTTCTACAGGACGAGGTTACCAAAAAGTCTTATCTCATTAATCGATATGGTCCTTTCCAAACTGAAGCAATCATTCGTATGATTAAAGATCGATTTGATATTGCGGTACTTGGTTTTTATGTGTGTCAAAATAGTCGTAGAGACCTTAGTTCTGCCATCAAATGTAATCTTCCAGGATCTGATGCTAACAATTACAATGTAATCGAAGTTATGCGTAAGGATTTCCGTGACCAAGGATTCTTTTCTATGAAGAACACTGGTCGTGACGATTTGTTTATTATTCCTTCATCTTCTATGAAGATTGACGACTCTGAAATTGCTGTTACTGAAAAACAAACAGCCAAGCAAATTGCTCGTCAGTTCTCAAAGGTTATGTCTGGTAAAAAGACTTCCCGAGTTCTTTTGAACAAATTTATTGGATATGTTGCATGATGACAGTTTGCGATTTCATTAAACAAAGGACACAATTCCATGCGAAGATGACTTATGATGACACAGAAGTCCGCTTCGTTATGGAACAATGTCGAGATACAACTACTGGAGTTTATTTCATTGTTGATGAACAAAATGGTATGTTCGACATTCTAAAGGTTGGGAAGGCAGAAGGTAAACGAGGGTTGTCTCAACGATTAAATGGTTACAGAACTACTGGTCGAACTAGACTTCCTGTTGATAGAACTGCCCAATTATGGCACAATGTTATGACCAATCAACATAGAGGGTCAACTCTCTCTGTTTACATTTACCCATTGGCTATGACTGAAGTTCTTATTGAGGGTTATACAGTTAGGTCGTCCATGGTTCGTTCTTTTGAGGAAACGCTCTCTAAACAGGCTCGTTTAGAGGGAAATTCAATGCTTTTATCTGGATTCGACTGAAAAACGAGTAAAATCAACGACTTACAAAACCCTACACTCTGCAGGGTTATTAATGAAGTCCTTGACAATAATTCAATAATGGGGTATAATTATATTATTGAAACTTGATTGATGTTGTTATTTTTATTATGGAGAAGTATATGATTGATACTGTGTTTTTGACTGAGTTGCAGAAGCAATTCCCTGACACCAAAGAAAGTGGTGTTGTTACTCGTGCTGAGATTGCTTCTACTATGGAAGTTCTTGGTACCAAAAAGTGGCCAGAATGGTTGATGGAAAATCGTGTCGGTCGTGGTCTTTATGCCATCTCAGGTAGTAAACCTGCTGTCGTTGGAAATCTTGCCGTGAAACCAGAGGAATCTTTTAAAGTGGATTATTCTAATGTTGAGTCGCTAATCCCCAAGAAGGATTCAAACTTCGTACCATTTGGTAACTACTCAGAACTCGAGCAGATTATCAAGTCTGGTATTTTCTATCCGTCTTATATCTCTGGTCCGACTGGTAACGGTAAATCTACCATGGTGGAACAGATCTGCGCAAAACACAAGCGTCCTTTGATTCGTGTTAACTTGAACCTTATGACTGACGAAGAGCAGTTGATTGGTTCTAAAACTTTGAACGATGGTAATGTGGAAGTTGTTGAAGGTCCAGTTCTCATCGCAATGCGTAACGGCACAACTCTCTTGCTCGATGAGATTGATGCTGGTGGTGCAAACACTCTACTTTGCTTGCAACCGATTCTCGAGGGTAAACCTTATTACTTCAAACTCAAGAATGAGATGATCATTCCTGCGCAGGGATTCAATATTATCGCAACTGCCAATACCAAAGGTAAAGGTAGCGATGATGGTCGTTACATCGGTACTAACGTATTGAACGAAGCGTTCTTGGAGCGATTCGCTGTTACGTTCGAACAAGAATACCCTAACGCTAAAGTTGAAGTTAAGATTATCAAGAATCTCATGGAAACTTATGGTTGTCTTGATGTTGAATTTGCCGAGACTTTGGTCAAATGGGCAGAAGCAATTCGTCGCACCTTTGACGATGGTGGTGTTGATGAAACTATCACAACTCGTCGTATGACCCATATCGTTCGTGCCTTTGCAATCTTTAAAGATCGCAAGAAAGCTGTTGAGCTCTGTTGCAATCGTTTTGATTCTGCAACAAAATTGGCTTTCCAAGACTTGTATGATAAGGTAGCCAACCCAGAGCCAGAGGTGCTTCCTCAGGTAGAAACCCCTGTCCAGACCCCTACAGAAGAGGTGCCGTTTTAACCCTACACCCTGTAGAGTTATTGTAAAAAATACTTGACAAATATGGTTAAGTCGGGTATAATTATTATTGTTAACTTGATGAAGGAAATATATTATGTTGAAATTTGCAGATCTTACTAAATCACAAAAAACTTTTATTGTTCGTACTCTTGAACTTTTCCCTGAATATCGTTCAGAAAAAACTCTTGGTGCTAAACAAATTCACGCATCTTATTTTAAGATGAAAGATGACCGCAGTTCTACTGGTGAAAAGTTGGGTTATCCTAACTGGTTGCAGAATAAAAATCGTGTCGGTCGTGG